ACTCCACGACTAATCCTATGAAAGAACATCTCAAACAACCATCCACTTGGCTCGGACTTGCTAAACTTGGCGCTGCCCTCGGGCTGTACAGCACTGGCATCGGTGGAGCCATCGCGCAGGGCGTTATGGCAATTTTTGGCATTATTGACGTAATTCGTAACGAGAAACGGTGATTGACGAGCGATCAGCCAAACACATCGCAACTCTGCTTCCCGAAGTTCAGGACGCATTTACAGCTTTTTTGCTCGATGCCAAACAGATAGCGGCCAAAGACGGCTTGGACTATAGGGTCATCTGCGGCACTCGGTCATGGAACGATCAAGCGGCTCTGTACGCCAAAGGACGCACTGCACCGGGACCGATAGTCACCAATGCCAAGCCAGGATCATCCATGCACAACTTCGGACTCGCCATCGACTGTGGCGTGTTCAAGGGCAAGGTGTACATGGATGATAGCACGCCAGCCGACAAAAAGATCGCTGACCTTATGCATAAGCACGCCTCCACACTGTGCGCCAAGCACAAGCTGCGCTGGGGCGGCAAGTTCAAGAAGCTATACGATGCGCCTCATTTTGAGTACGATACTCCTTATACTCTTGCTGACCTGCGCTCTCGCAGAGAAGCAGGAAAATCTTTAATCGCTTGATCCTATGCCTAAATCCATGAAATCCCTGTTGATGATCCTTGGCGGCCCAACCGCCGGCAAAGGACGCTCCTGTCCAGAATGCGACTCTCCCATGGAAGCTGACGGCACTTGTTCTGAGTGCGGCTACGGAGAGGAAGAGGAGTACGAGGACGAGGGTGAAGAAGAGGATGAGGACAACGGCCATATGGAGCGTATGGTTGAGATCCGTGACGATCTTCAGCGTGTGGTGGACAAGCTCAGTAAGCTTATTTCCTAATGGCACAAGAGATCCAAGTTGAAGGCGATGATATGTTTATTGGCTTTGCCAGTAGGCTGGATGCTGCCAACTTGAAACCCGGAATGCTACAGGCGAGCTTTAACACCCGCTTGCAGCGCGGAGTGGCACAGCCCCGCAAGGGAACCAAGCGGCTTACTGACAATGATCTTGTGTCTTTGACAATGGTTGGATCAGGGTTGTACGTTGACGACGCAGGGCATGACAACATCGTGCTGGTCTTTACGGACAAGATGTACTTGTACAGGCCAGCTCAAGGCTCAGAACCTGAAGATTTAAGCCAAGCATTTCTGTTTCCTGCCAACAGAACAATTGCAGTGGGCGGAATTTGCGATGTAGTGGCGGCGCTTAATAAGATCTACATCTTTCGCGGTAAGTACGACAAAACGACGTTCGTTGCAGCCGAGTCTAACCCTGACATCCTCAACGGTGACACTGGAACGATCACAATCACGACCACACCAGCGCACGGTTACACCACAGGCGACGAGGTAACTATCGGGCGCACAGACGGCTCAGACACGGCGGGACAGGCCGTCACGGGCAGTTACGTCATCACGGTGACAAGTCCGACCACGTTCACGTTTGAGTACGACAACAACACTGGCTCAACCTATGCCACACGAACCAACCAGACAGGCTGGACAGCTCGACGCGGGAAGCCACCGTTAATATGGCAGGATGGGCAGGCGGCACTTTCGTTTGCACAGCAAAAGTCCACAATAGACGCTGGCGTTGTTACAGGCATCACGCAATCTGTGCCATGCGCTGATTTTGGGTTGTATTTTCAGAACAGGCTTATTGTTAAATATGGCGATTATCAGATATTGGTAAGCGACATTTTAAGCGAGCAGTGCGACACGACGCTAAACAACTTTACGATAAATACTGGCGGAAATGACTCGATTGTGGGGGTGCTGCCGTGGGTGCAGGATCAGTTCTTGGTCTTTATGACTAAGAGTATTTATGTTGTTTACGTTGAGACTGACAACTTTGCCACTGATTCACCCCCGGGAGCGCAGAGCAGCACAACAGTGGTGACGACCGAGATTGGTTGTCTGGCCAGACGTTCAATCGTTTCTGCGGGTCAGTTTGTATTTTTCCTTTCGGCCAACGGCGTCCACATGCTGACGCCCCAGCTTGACTTAAAATTACTAGGCAACACACTGCCGCTCAGTGAACCGATTGCAGACTTTTTTGACTCCATAAACTACGACACTGTTCAAAACTCGGTTGCAACTTATTATAACAATCGTTTCTACATTGCTATGCCAACAGGCGACGCAATAAGAAATAACAAGATTCTAGTGTACAACACTCTTAACCAAGCATGGGAATCAATTGACTATTATCCTGCTGGGTTATTCTCAGATAACTTGATCTTGTCCGCGTATATCAATCAACGCAGGTTAATGATTATTACCAACTTTGCTGGAGAAGCCCAATATGGCGGCGTCTTTTTAAGTGAGGAGCAAGTTGAAGGCGACGAGTTTAATACATCTAATGCAACGCCTGTATTGCCGTTTAATTTATTTCCGGCATCCATTCAGCAAAATGGGCAGCCAGTTAAAACTGAGTCTACTTTGATTGCAAGCACGCAGAATTTTGTCCATATTCCTGCATCTGTAAAAACTAGAGAGTACACGTTTGGCGGCGCTTCTGAAAAGCGGTATAGCAGGGGCGAGTTTAGTTTTAGCAACGTGCAAAATGATTTTGTTGAAATTGACGCAACAACATACGACCCAGACTCTACTGAAACGGTGCTAAAATACAGCTTTAGCGGAAACTCAGATGGCACGCTCCGCCCAAGGATAGCAGCACGGGGAACGTCGATTGCTTGCGCTGTAAATTTTGTTGTTGGAAGACCATCCTTGAAAAGTATTGCTGTTTATGCTATAGCAGCTAATAGACCAATGATCTCGCAGGAGTAACTTTATGTCCGCTCAGCAAATACAAAAAGGCACAACCTATTCAAATTACCCTAGCAGTAATTCGCAGGTAACTGCTCAAAATCTTAATGACCATGTAGATAACGCAATTCTACTTGGAGGTGCTATTTCTTCGCAAACCCAATCTGCGCCGCAAGATTCAGATTATATTTTGTCTGAGCGAGGTGGATCTTTATTTAAATACACGATTAGTGCAATAAAAAGTTTATTTGAAAGTTATTTTCCGCTGCGTTCTGGATCGAGCATGACCGGGGAGTTGTTGCTTTCCAGTAACACGCCAAGCGTTGCCAATGCGGCGGCCAGCAAGGCGTATGTTGACGCTCAAGCGGCAGCGGCGACTTTGCCCGGGGCAATTGTTATGTGGGGTGGATCAACAGCTCCGTCTGGCTGGCTGGAATGCGATGGCCAATCTACTTCTGGCTATCCAAATCTTATTGCTATATACGGATCAGCCGTACCAGATCTTCGTGGCGAATTTGTTCGCGGATGGGATCATGGAAAAGGTATAGATCAAGGACGCGGGATTAAAACTTATCAAGGTCAAAGCATACAACCGCACACGCACACCGTTGCAAGCGGCGGGCAACAAAACAACACGACTGGCAACAGGTATACAGGCAACGCGGACGGCATCAACAATCTTGCATCACAGACAACTGGATCCGCAGGAAGCATTGAAACACGTCCGCGTAATTTTGCGCTCATGTACATTGTCAAGACTTAATGACACTTGAGAAATGGAAGTCATTCTTTAAATTTGCAAGTTATGTCGCACACAAACATCCAACACTGTTCCAAACTACAAATGCAGATGTTTTGCGCGAATACCTTTCATTCCATCAGCTTCACGGAAATCTGTTTATTGCTGATGGAGCGTTTGCGGTCATTCATCCAATCATTAACAAAGAAGATGAGTTCGATTGGACTCAACCAAAAAGCAATATTTACAAAATGGATGTGCTTTACTCTGTCAGCAAGGACGCATTTAAGCAACTGTTGCGCGAGATTGCTAGAGCTGATCGTAAGATGGAAAAAGTATACGGGTTTCGTAGAAACAGGATCATTGAGTGGAATGTAGCTTTAACTAAACGATTTTTGTATGGGAAAGAAAAAAGCCCCCTCGCCTCCAGCGCCAGTAACTAAGAGCTATGCTGAACAGCTTCAAGAAACACTTGCAGCGCAAAAGCAGGTTGCCCCAGAACTTTTTGCGCTTAGTCAACAATACATCCCAAAGTACGCTGACCTTGAATCACAGGTAGCCACTCAGATAGCCCAAGCTGACGTTGCTCGCACGCGAGGATTGCTGCCTGGATATACTAGCCTTGAGGTTGATTATGCCAAGGCAAGACAAGAAGCCCAGCAGCGGGCTCTAGAGCAGCGTGGAGCAGGATTTGTTGGCGCATATCAAGCTGCCGGGGGCGCGCAAAACTTGCTTGCTGGACTTCGCAAGTACGCAGAGCAACAACAGGGGCTAGGTGGTGAGTTGTCACCTGAAGAGCAACGTATGCTCGATCAGCAGGCAAGGGCCGGGTATGCTGCCCGTGGAACTGCGCTTGGTGGTCAAGCAAACCTTGCAGAGATTATGAACCGCTATGCAGCTCGGACTGGCCGTGAACGGGAGCGTCAGCAGTTTGCCGCACAGACGGCAGGCTTCTTGCAACAGCAGGCGGCTCCAGCAATGGCGGCATTTCAAGCTACACCTGATTTTGCTGGGCTGCTTGGTGGCTCCACGCAGCAGACTTTGGCGCAACAGCAGTTGGCTGGACCGCAGTACTTCAATCCTGAGTCTGCCTTAAGTGCGCAGATTGGCTCGCAGAACTTGCAGGCGCTTAACCAGTATAACATGGCCAAGTGGCAAGCATCACAAAAGAAAAGTAAAGGATTTGGAGGTGCTGGGATAGGAGCTGCTCTTGGGCTTGGCGTTGGATTACTTGGCGGACCAATCGGGGCAATTCAAGGAGCAGCAATTGGACATGCATTTGACTAAACTATATGGCACAACCTATTCAACCTTTTGCAGGCGGAGGCGGCTATGGAAATGTTATGGCCCCTGGGTATTTAGAAACAGCTTCACAAGTGGCAAGTCAAGTCACAGATGAACGCAATCGTCGTGGTGACGCTGCATTTAATGCTGTAGGCGGACTGCTTGGGCGTTTCAGCGGGATGGATGCATCTGAAGCGCAAGCAATGTTTCCATCTGCGCTGGGACAGTACTACGCACAGTCTAGCGAACTCGACAAGAAGTCGAATGCAATGAAGAAGATGCTTGAGCTTAACCCGGAGCTATTCGGGCTAAATCAAGATCAAGCAAAGCAGCTGGGTAATGTGACGAGCAAGATGAGCAGCACTGAGCGACATGCTTTCTTCCAAGATTATGTGCCAACGCTATTCAAGGCACAGCAGGCTAAGGCCGAGCAGTCAGCAGCAATGCAACGTGCAATGCTTTCGGCAGAAGGAAGAAGCAAAGCGCCAATGATGAGTAATCCAGACGAGATCTTTGGATCAATTTTTTCAGGAACACCAATTGAGCCTAAATCTCCACCTAGAGTTGTGCCAGTAGATCGTGGGTTGGATCTTGGGAATATGGGATTTGGATCACCGCAACAAGAAGTAATTTCACCCTGGTAATATGCCGCTATCCGATTATCTTCAAGACAACTTTGCCACTCGCGGAATTCGCCCGCTTGCTGCTCTTGCCGATTATTATATGGCAAACAGGCAGCAGCCCGCCATGCCTCAACAAACTATGGCTGCGGACGCCAACATGGGGTATCCGCTGACACCTCAACAAGAAGCCATGTATGCACAAGCTTCTCCTCGCCGGGTTGTACAGTTGACCCCAGAAGAACTTGCAGCATTTAACGCGCAGCGAAACGCCGTAGACACAAGCTACAGCGGTTCAGGCGCAGACTTTGGGCCAGAGCAGCCGATGCAAACACAGCCTGTAGTTGCGCCTGTTGTTCAACCTGAGCCAGCGCAAGAAGCAGCGCCGATTTACCCTGAGCGTGAGCATGAACTTCGCAGGCAGGATTTGCGCGCTAAGATTGCAAAGGCTAATCAAGTTGCTGGATTAATGATTAAGCAAAATCCACAATATGCAGACGCTATTCAATCTAGCTTGAAACGAAACATTGACGCATTTGTTGACCCTGAACAGATGAAGTCATTTTCTGATTTACCAGAAGGTAAGGCTGCATTTGAACGTGTTAAAGAACTAAATACAGCAGCGTCAAAATCAGCAAAGCTTTTAAGTAATCAGCTTAAGACGTTTGACAACTTTATTGCTGCTGGAGATACAGAGGCAGCCAGACAGTATGCTGTTTCGTCTATTACAAAAACACTGCAATCATTGACCGGGCAAGACGCTGAACAGATGTCTGAATTCTTAAGAAGAAATGCAGCGCTGCTAAGTGTGCCGGAAATTTTAAGACAGACAAACAGCAACTCTTGGACAAAAGATTCTGTTGGAATACTTTTGGATCGACTTCAAAAAGGAGACACTGAGTTAATTGCAGCAAACCCAGAAAGATGGGCACAGTTTGCAAAAGCGGCAGTTAACGACTACGCAAGAACGTACAATGAGGCAATTCAAAGCGACGTCATAAATAAAACAAGTCCAGATTTTGCAAAGCGAATCCCTGGATCTGACTTTATGAAGACGTTTGATATGCCAATGAATGTCGCTGCGCCAGTAGCAGGCACGCAAAAGCAAACTGTTAAACCAAAGGTTCAATCACTGTTAGAAAAATACAAATAATGGCTACCATCGAAGAGCTTAGTAATGCGCTTGTAAAAGCTGATGCCGCTGGAAATACAGAGGACGCTAAAGCTCTTGCTGATGCTATTCGTCAAATGCAAGCTCCGGCTGTACAGGAGC